GATTGATCTTGCGCGAAGGCGACGCTGCCGTCCTTCTGAATAAAGTTCGCGCCCTGCGCCAGCTTGCTCGTTTGAATCGCAGCGCCCGCCGCGATTTTTACGTCGGCGATTGTGCCGTCTTGAATCTGCGATGTGCCCCGAATTTGTGTTGTAGCCATAGTGTTACTCCGTCCATGCTTGTTGAGGTTGCCAGACGCCGAGCGAATTTTTCACTTCCAGCTGGACGCCATTCGAAAGCGCGACGTATCGCGCCAGCGGTGAAATATAAACAGGAGTCGCCGGCGGCACGGTCGCAGCATAGTCCACTGTCAATCCGTCGCCAACCAGCGGCGCGCTGCCAAGCGTGAATTGATTCGGGCCAGTGACCGCAAAGTCCAGTGTGCGGACGCCGTTCAAATAAACCGCCAGCGTGCTTGTTTGAAAATTGTTCGCGACCGTAAAAACTTTGTTCCCGCCATTGATCAAACCGCTCGGCACTTCGCCTGCGATGCCAGTCGAGAACTGGTCGCCAGCTGTGCCAGCTGGACCTTTAATGTTTCCGATCTCAGTCCACGCGGCGGGCATTTGTCACCTTCCTCCATGTTGAGCCTAACAATTGCCACACGTCGCCTGTCACAGTGTTCAGAAACAAGTCGTAATTCTGCGTGTCTGGAATGTCGCTCGGATCAGCAGCGCCGAAGAACCACATCGAGCCGCGAGTGCCTTTGTCGCCGCGCTCGCCTGTCGGACCTTTGACTGCGCCTAGACCGGATTGCATTTGATGAACGTCGCCAGTCAGCGTGTCGAGATACATATCCTGTTCCTTCGCTGCGACAACGGTCGGCGATTCGGATGGCGGTCCTGTGTCCGCAAACCACAAACTACCGCGTTCGCCCTTCTCGCCCTTCTCGCCAGCGGGTCCCTCGATCACAATCGTTTCGCCCTCGATGACGACCGGACCCATCGGCGGCAATTGCTGCGTCACTTTGGTCGGCACGTCGAAGATGTTTGCTTGCGTGTATGGCGTATCCGTCCCGTAGAGCACGTTGCGCACTTTCAATTGCATGGTGGCGATCAGATGACCGTTCAACACATCCGCATCGAAATCGATGTTCATCACTTCCACGCGCGGTTCCCAAAAATAAAGCGCTTCGATCAACGCCACCGTCGCGTGTGCCGCGTCGTTGATCGGCAGGTCGATGATCCGCGCGTCCACGCCGAGCGTGCGCTCGAGCGCCGCGCTCATAATCGTGGTCGCAAGTATCGTCTTGGCGTTCTGAAAAATTTCCTTGTAACTGATCGCGCCGAAATCAATCAGCTCGAAGCTCAGCATGTTGAGCGGCACGCCCTCTGCATCACGAAACATCACGCGCCAGTTGCTGCCGAGATCGGTCGAGCCGTAGCCGATGTAACCTTCGGGCGACGGCGGCGCGAACATCATGCTCGGAAATGGATTGGCCAATGTGCTTGTCATATCGAACCCGCTCCAATAAATCGTTGGGCAAAGCCAGGCACGCCGAGGCGATCCAGCAAGCCTTCCGTGAACGGAATGTATTCCTTGAAAGACACACTGATCTCGACACCGATCAGCTGACCGCCGGGCAGCCAGTTCTTGTGATGTTCCTCTAGGTTGGTAATCACGAACAGCGACAAGCCGGGACCCATCGGTTTGCCACCAACAATCAGAGGCGCAGCCAGAGCCGCCTCATGGAACAAATGAAACTCAGCCAGTATCGGATTCGGATCGCCGCACCACGACGATTGCAAATTTATTTTCATGTCGATTTCCACAAGGTCGTTGCCTGCCCACTCGAGCAACGGTTTGCGAAGGTGAACCATGTGCGAAGCGTAACGGCCGCTGTATTTTTTTTCGATCTCGTAGAACGTCATAATTCGTCTGCGAGCCTTGCCGAATACGATTGCGCCGTAGATTCCTTCGATCATGTTTCGCCTCTCATGGCAAGCTTATCACCAAATGATGATAAGCTGGTTTGCATTTCCGTCAGTCGCTTTTCCAATAACGCCACGCGCTGAGTCAGATCCGCTTCGCGTCCGCTGGTGTGATAGCCGAGATTGTCGTGATGCACGCCACTCTCGTCGATGTTCCCTGTCACCACCACGTGTCCAGTCAGTTTGATCGTCGTCGCCTGCAATTCAATCGTCTCTTGTTTGATCGTCACCGTGCCGGTCGGGCTTTCCACGTTCACGTTGCCGCTGGCCGATTTGATCAGCATGTCGCCGTCGCTCACGATGCTGGCCTTGCCGCCGTCGGTCGTCTTGATGTCGATATCTTTTTTGACTGTCGCTTTCCAGCCGCCTTTGAAATCCTGTGTCAGAAAGATTTCAGCGTCGTCGTTGGCATCGAACTTCTGAATGTGACCGCCTTCCCACTCGGTGTAGTCGAGCTTCGGATCGCTTACAGGCGGCGGATCTTTCGACGTGTAGAACGAGCCGATCACCAGATAGTCGCTGGTCGCGTTCGCCAGCTTCACGACGACGACGTTCGTATCCAGCCGAGGAATGGCGTAAGACTTTTTCGCCTGTGACGCCACTTGCAAAACAGGAATCGGTTTCGAGTTTAACGGCGTGCCTTCGTGGTCGATCCGATCCGGCATCAGCACACGCACGTTGGCCTGTTTGTCGGTGCATTCGATCTTGCTGACTTTGCCTAACCACACCGCGCTTTTGAAGCGCATATCTTTCCCGCTCGTATAGTCGGTGTCCGAAAGTAAATTTTTCTGACTCATTAAATCCCTTTCAAGCAGCGTCGCACTTCCAGTTCTGTGTCAAATTGCGGACCGCAAGTGTGATGCGCCGACACGATGAAGTAGTTGCCGTCGTATTGGCCGACGCCTTTGAGAACGAACGTCGTTCCCGCAGCGATCAGCGGATTGCCTATCGACAATTGAATCTTGGCGTTTTCCTTGTCCTTGTTTTTGTCGCGCACGACCGCTTGCGCTTTCAGGTTGTTGCTTGTGGCGGATTGCCAGTCGGGCGTCAGATTCGGGTCGCCGGCTGTGCGACCGCCGTCGCCGTTCCCGTTGCCATTTTCGCCGTCGCCTTCCTCGTTGTCCTCGTCGGCGTCGTCAGTTCCCTCGGCCACGTTCTGAACCCAGTCCGAAAATTCGCCTTTGCCGCCTGCCAGTTCAGGGTCGCTGCTCTCCGCAAAACCTTTGGACATTTTTCCAGTCGCCATGCTCGTGTGTGTCACGGTCGCTTTTTTTGTCTTGTCGGTCAGCTGCGTGACGAAATGTCCGCCGCTCATCCGGTAACAGTTCAAGCCAGCGCCGCCTGCAATGTCGCCGTAGACAATTGTCATCGCTGGCGCTTTCGATTCGTATTTCAGTTCGTCGAAGAAAATGATTTTGCTGCGGCAAACCTTGATTGAGAGCTTGGCATCCTCGGCGCGCTTTTTCAGAAACCCGAGGCCGCTTTCCTCGAGCTGTTCGATGCGCGTGTATTTCGGATTGTGGTCGGCCTGCCAGTCGACCGTCATTTTATTTTCGCCAGCGATCTGATTCGCCACATCCTGCAACGTGGTCTTTTCCCAGCCGCGCGTCTCGTCGCTTCCTTTGATGTGCGCGTCGGTCGGGATCGAAGACGCTTTAATGCTGACGGTGTGATCCGGCAAACTGAACTCGACCGAGTCGATCCAGAACCGGCCGCAGTCCAGTTTCAAGCCAGCAGCGTTCGGCGCGAACCATCGCTCGGCGATAATCGCCGCGTCGATGAACGTTCCTTTGTCCGGCATCCAATCGCTGATGAAACGCTTGTCGCGGTCGGCGAGTTTGATTTCCAAGTCGTCAGCTTTTTTGCCGTCGCAATTGTCGGTGTAAGACATGCTCAGGAAATATGGCGCCAGCGCCGAGAAGTAATCTTTGCCCGAGACCATGATCTCAGGGCGCGCTGATCGAACTTGCAAAATCATCTCATTGCCCCTCTCCCAAATGCCGCACAATCGCGCGACGTTCGCGTATACCGCGTTTTTACCTGCCGCCCGCGACCAACATAGCCAAACCACATCAAAACGATTCTAACGCAATCCTCGCGCGTTTTCAGCTTATCATCAAATGGTGATAAGCTTCTCATGGCGTCGGAATCACTGTCGTTGATTTCCATGGCACAAGCGGAATCTCCGTCGCCACAGCCACGTCAGGCACCACCACAGCCAAGCCAGCCGGAAAGACGCTCACGTTTCGCAGCGGATAATTTTCCTCGAGCAGCCGATACATTAGCGACTCGTTGCCGCGCTTGAAGCCGTAGACTTTGATCGCGATCACGTCCCACACGTCGCCCTGCACGCTGACGTAGATTCGTTTTCCGGTCGTGTCGATTGAATTAACCATAGCCGCTTTCGTAGCTCAGCCGTCGTTCCTGATACTGTGCCCGTTTGAAATTGTCGATGAACTCCCGCGCCACATTGCGCAGTTTGCTTTCCAACGCTTTTTGTTCCGACTCGGATGCGTCGCCGTTGATCGTGATGTTCGGCGAGAATGAAACGTTCGTCCCGCCGAGGCCGCTCCATTTCGATTGTGGCACCACAAGTTCCGGTCCGCGTTCGGCCAGTGTCGCCAGCTGCGGCCGCGCGGCGATGCCGCCTTCCTGATAGCCGCGCGAATATTTGTAGGCGGCGGTTTGTTGTTCGCCAGCCGCGCCTAACAAGCCGAAGTAATCCTCGCCGTGTTGTTCTTTTATCGCGCCGTGAATTTCGTTTATCATTCCCTGATCGGTCAGTCCGCCAAGCGCGTTTCGGCCTTTGGCCAGTTCGTCGATGAAGCCGCCCACTTGCTGGCTGCGTTGGTCGGACAAACCTTTCGACATTACAGCCGCAGTCTCGCCGCGATTGTATGGCCCGTAGAACCCGCTCTTGATTGCAGACTCGACGCCTTTGTATGTGCCAGCTTGCTTCTGTGCGACGAGGCGATTGGTCAATGATTCGAGAACATTTTTTTGATCCTCTGCGCCAGACGCTTCGGTCGCCAGCGTAGCCGAAATCAGGTTGCGCAATTCCGGTCGTGCCATGTCGGCCATTACGTCGGCGCGCTCAGCCTGCACCGCTTTTAATCCAGCTGGCGACAATGGCATTTGCGCCGATGCCGCTTGCGCCGCAGCAGTCGGCGCAGCCGCACCAGCCGCACCAGCCGCCGCGCCTGCGATGGTCGGCACGCGCGGAATCTTGGCGAATGGATTGATCTTGTTGACCGCGTCGATCATCGTATTTACGCCGTCGATCACTTTATTGATCGGCACCAGCAACGCGTCGAGAATCGATTTGCCGAGCTTCACGAAACCTTTTTTCAGCCAGTCCCACGAGTCGGCGAAAACTTGTTGCGCTGTGTCCCAAATTTTTTTGATCTTTTCCCACGTATCGGAAAACGTTTTGCTGATCACGCTGCCGACCGCGCCCCAGTCGACGTTGATCAGCCAGTCGATCAGATGCACCATTTGCTTGAACGGCAGCAGCATCAGCTGCAACGCAGGACCGATGATCGGAATCTCGCCCAGTTTTTTCCACGCCACGTCAACGCCTGCGACAAATTCCTTCCAGTGGGTAATCAGCAGATAGATCGCCGCCGCTAAAATCGCCAGCGCCACCACCACCAGACCGACAGGATTCGCAATCGCCACGACGAGATTGATCGCGGTCGTCGCAGCTTGAAATGCCCACAGCGCAACCACGACGCCGATGATAATTTTCGCCAGCGGTTTCCAGTTCTTGGCGACCCACACCACACCGTCGCCGAGCTTTTTCAATTGCTTCTGGCCAGCGTCGCTTTTCATGTATGGCAGCACTTCGTTTTTCAGGTAGTTGACCAGATCGGTCAGCTTCGAGAACAGCCAGTCAACCGCCTGCACCATCAGGTCGATGTTTTCCTGACTCAGTATTTGCAGCCACGCCTCAGCCATTCGCGCCTGCACAGGCAGAATTTTATTGCCGAGTTCCTCGCGCATGTCCTGCAAACGGTTTTGCAAAATTTGAATCTTGCCCTCGGGCGTGTCGGCCTGTGCCTGATTGAAGCCTTTATAGCCTTCGGCGATCCGCACAATTTCCTCGTAGATTTCTTGGAAACTTTTCTTAACTTTTTTGCCGTTGGCGTCGGTCTTGGCCGCGTCGATGTAAACACCGAATGCCATCATGCCTTTGGTCTTGCCGTGAATCGCTTTTACCATCGCGTTGGCAAGCTCGGCAGCCTCCGCCTCGGTCGCATTGACGCCGCGCGTTTTGACTAACAAGTCGCCCATCGCTTCCATGGCAGCTTTGATTTGTCGCGGTGGCACTCCGCCTTGCGCCAGCTGCTTCGTCATTTCGTTGTAAATGTCGCTGTGCAGCACGCCCTGTTTTGCCAGCGCTTCGTTCTGTTTGTAAATGATGTCCAGCTGCGATTTAGCGTAGTCGAAGCCGCCGCCTTCGCGTATCGCTTTCAGTTGCATGAAGGAAGCGATGGTCGAATTGACGCGCTGCCGCGCCTCTTTCGCCTGCTCGGTCGCGCCCTCGAACAAGCTCCCGAGAATTTTACTGATGCCCAAGCCAGCGACGGACGCTCCAAGCAATCCGATCACAC